CTCCAAACAGGCCGCCGGCGATCATCCGCCTTAGTCTCACAAATACCACCCGACGAACATCTCAGGCACATCCTGCGCTGGCCCGAGCACAGAGTCGCCCCCCTCGGCCAACAGGCTCAGCCCCGCCCCAAGCCCACAATTCATGTCCGAAAACTTACACAATCTTTACGGACAGGTCCTTGACATTATATACATGGTGTGCTATAATGAGACCGTGAGAGAAAGAAAAGAGGGAGGGGAGCAATGAAAGGCAAATGGGAATTTTGGGCGGAGAAGTGGGCGGGCCCCTCCGGGGCCGAGGCCGAGATTGTTGTCACCAAGAGCGAGCCGGTAGTGGGGTGGTGGCCATATACACACATGCTGACATTCGACAGCGGCGAAACTTATCTCGTTGGAGCATAATGCTGAAGGGCGAGGAGAGAACATGGCCAATACAATGATTACGGTTCTGATAGACGTGGAGCAGTTGGCGGGGCTCGATAGATATATCGAGCCCCGGGGGCGGTCGGAGTTTATCCGCGGCGCGATCAAGCTCCGGCTGGCGTTAGAGCCGATGCTGGGGTCTTGGCGGGTAGAGGAGCAGATCGAACGTGTTCGGGACGCGCTAAGGGGAGGGCACGATGAACAGATACGAGGTGTGGGATCAGTGCACGCCGGAGGAAGCGGAGGCGCTGGCAGCGGGGATGTACGACGCGGACCATCCCCGGACGAGCCATCATCCGACTGAGGAGGGTCGGTATCGAGGGGGCAACTATGGTTGGCGTTATGTGCCAGCCGACCGGACCGGCGACTGGGGGGCAGAGTGGGAGCCCGAGCCCGCGCCATGGCAGCGAGAGCCGGCGGGCTGGGATGACATGCCCGAGCCCGAGGGGGAGGCCGGGATGCTCTAGAATGGGCGGCGGCCACACAGTTGTGGGAGCGGGGCACCTGAGCGGGGCATAGTGAAACCGAAAGCACAGAGAGGAGTGCACAACATGAGGCGGATTGTCGCGGGAAAAAGGTTCGACACAGCGACGGCCACGGTCGTGACCAGCGACCGCTACTGGGACGGGCGCAACTGGGAGCGCAGCGGCCGGAATCAATATCTGTACAGGACGCGGAACGGGAGTTACTTTGTGGTGAGTACTAGCCTGTGGCAGGGCGAGCGCGACACCTTGGAGCCCATCGACGAGGCGGCGGCCCGGGATCTGTACGAGCAGGTCCTGCTCGAACATGAATTGGAATACGAGGCCGCCTTCCCGGGTGCGGTCGTCGAGGACGCGTAGGTAGCAAGGGGCGCGCCCGGGGTGAACACCGCGACGGGACCTGACCACAGCGCCGACCAGGGAGGCTTTACAGTGGACACGAAAACGTGAACGGGCTACAGTGGGTACACGCGCCAACGGAGCGAGCGGCGACCGAGGCCGTGGGAACGCGAGCCCGAGGGCTGGGATGATATACCGGAGAGGGATGATGGCTGAATACACAGAGACAGCAGACGTCGAGTGGGTGGCCGCTGAGGACGCGCGTACATGGGCAGTGCTTGGGCCTCTCGTGCAGTGTCCAGCGTGTCATGGGGCGATGATGCAAGGGAGTGATGAGACGCCCTGCCCCTGTGATCTTTGTGCCGGGACGGGGAGGGTTGCGCGCAGCTGTGCAGACGAGTATCTCCGGCTGCTGCACGAATACGAAACGCTGACCGCCGACTATGACAGGATGATGACTTGGTACGGAGCAAGCCAGAAGCGCATCGCCGAGCTGCGCGGGGAGCGCGATCGGTACAAGTCGCAGTTGGGCGGGTGGCTATAATGCTGCGCCCGTCTATCAGAGAACAAGGCCTAGGATGGGCATGGGCGGCGGGGCAACTCGCCGCCCATGAAAAAAGGAGAGCGATGACAGACGCTGGAGAGCTGACGAAGCATGAGAGCGCGACGGTGGACACTAATGTGCTGGAGCAGGTGGTGGTCGGCGGAGACTTGGCGCAACTCACAGCACGAGAGCGAGTAGAGTACTACAGCCAAGTCTGCAAGAGCCTCGCCCTGAACCCGCTGACGCGGCCGTTTGCATATATCAAGCTCCAAGGGCGTTTGACGCTTTACGCGCTTCGGGGCGCGACGGACCAACTGCGCCGGATCCATGGGGTGAGTGTCGAGGACATGCGCATTGAACAGGCGGGCGGGCTGGTCACGGTTACCCTATCCGTCACTACCGGCGATGGCCGCAAAGACATTGAGGTGGGCGTCGTGCCACTGCCCGGGGCGCCAATCGGGGATGCCAATGCGGTGATGAAAGCGGTGACGAAGGCCAAGCGCCGGGCGACGCTGAGCGCGGTGGGGTTGGGATGGCTGGACGAAACGGAGGCAGAGACCATCCCGGACGCCAAGATCGTCACTGTGAACGAAGACACAGGGGAGATTGAGAGCGAGCAGGCTGCATCATTCGAGGGCAATGGCTGGCGTGGGTTTTTCGACACCGCCGCTGCCAAGACCGGAATCAGTGTCCAGCAACTCAAGAGCTACATGGGGGATCCTGCCGATTATGCACACCTGAGCGGCAACGCCAAGAGCGACCTAGCCAAGCAACGGATATCCGTTGGGCTAGACGCCGCCATGGCGGCAGACGGCGTATCCGAGCGCGCAGAGGGCCGGCGCAACGCGCCCCCAGCGGACACAGCGCATCGCGCCAGGGGGCGGCGGCCAGAAACCCCGGACGCGGTTCGCGCCCGGATCCAAGCCGCGGTAGCCACATTGGAGCCCAACAATATTCAGGTGTCCGACGGAGAGCGGGGAGCTATGACCGGTGCATTGGAGAGCCTCTTGCCGGACATAGCCCCGGCTGCCCGGGCTGCCCAGCGGCACCTGCTGTGCCGCTATCTTGTTGGGGCAGAGAGCAGCAAGGAGATGAATGGCGCTCAGGTGAGGGCGCTCGCGAACTGGGCACAGGACTATGTAGATAACCAGTATGTGCCGAATCAGGACGCCAAAGCAGAGGCTGGCCAGATCATCGTCTGGCTTGAGCAGGAAGAAGAAGATGCCGCAACGAGAACACCTTGAGGCCCATGACTGGGCACAACGCTCGCCGCCGAGGGCGATGTGACTATATGGCTACGAAAGGTCACTATCACAACCGAATACGGTTACTTCCTAGTCGAGGGATCCACGTACAGTACCCCGGGGAGGCGGCCCCGGGGTATACACAAAGGGAAGGGAAATGATGGAGGAAGAAGCAGGCAGGCCGAGAAACCACTGGGGGATCACATTCGGGACCAGGCGGATCAATTTGCCCTTCAGGCTGGTAAACGACCCGGACTATACCGATCAGGCAATCCGACTAGCCGTGTTCCTAGACTGGTGCTCAAAGCGGAGAGAGGAGTCGGTCCGGCACGCCATCCCTGGGTGGCGTCTGGCAATAGAACTGGACTGGAGCGAGGCTCGTGCGCTAAGCACTGCTACGGAACTGGCCGAGCGCGGATGGATCGCGATACGGTACGGCCCTCAGTGGGAGCGCAGCGCATACGACACCCGGGAGAGCATTCTCTACGACCTGCATTATGAGATAAAGATGCAGGAAGGGGAGGGCGGAAAGAGTGATGACAAAGTGGAGAAGGGTTAGAGTCGTTGATCGTAGCATGTGGGGCTATGGTCCATATCCTCGGATTGTAAGCGTATCCGTGCCATGGATCTGCCCAGTGTGCGGCGGCCCGAGGGGCGAGCCCAAGGAGCATCACTTCTATGAGGGCGGCGACTGGTACACCTGCAGCGTGTGGGACAATCCGTGTGGCCACGTTGACAAAGACGCGGCCGTCCTGGCAGAGGGAGCGCACTACTGGGCGGCGCGGGGGAGGCCACGATGAATCTCTACACGGTTATGAGCGAGGAGATTTGGTATACCGAGAAGATTCTAGCCGGCTCTGGGCCACGGGAGATATACATCATCGCAGAATTGGTCATCGCACGGAACCGAAGCCAGGCCACGTGGCTGGCCTGGAAAAGCGACCCTGCCTATTGGGTATATGATGACATTCACGAGATGCCCAAGTTCTCGGTGCACATCAAAAAGCACGGCGTGGCCGGGCCAGCGCGGATAGTGACAGAAGAACTCGGAGAGGAAGGGGAGGCATTATGGGGTCTGAACGAGGCAACCTCGACGACCTAATGGGGCTACACGCGCAAGTCGAGGATTCCGTGGAGGAGACAGAGAGTGTTGTCAGGGCCTTGCGCAGGCCCTACAGTCTGCTGCCGAATGCCTGGTGGCTGAGAAGGCAGGCCGACAGGATAAAGGCGGCAAGGGACTCGGTCCTGTTGCTCGTCGATGATCTACGTAAGCTGCAGGAGTTATATGCGCGCATGGCAAGAGGGCCCGACGAACAGATGGCCGAGGAGGGCAATTGTGGCGAAATGGCTGAGCCACTGCGCAGGTTGCAAGCCTTGGTCGGGAGACGATTGCCCTGTGGGGGGTTTGAGGAGTCGTTTTGGGATCTCTCCAAAAAGATGGGATGGGCCGGGATCCATTACGAGGCCGGCCTGGGCGGCGGTTGGTTCGTGCGGGCCGGGGCCCGTATCGGCACTGACTATATAACTGACGAACATCATGATCCGGAGGCTGCTCTGGCGGAAGCCGAAGCCGCGGCGGATGCTATAGGGAAAGAGATGGAGGAAGATAGCGGATGACAGAAGAATTGGCAGGGACGAAGTGGCAAGAAGGCAAGCCGCCGCGACAGGGCCTCTACAAGGCGCGCTTTCGGGATGGATCCCAGGGCATTGCTTGGTGGCACAAGACGCCGGCCTGGGGGCACTGGGTGGCGAGGGTCATGGATTCTAAGGAGTTAGGGTTGCATGCCAGCATATCTCCGGAGTATTGGGCCCCAATTATTTGGCCAGAGGATGGGGCAAAGCCCGACGAGACGCAGCCCGGATGGGATGAGCCCAAGGAGCAGGCCCCCGACGACGCTGCCCTATTGTCAAGGCCCGAGCCAGAGGAGATTGGCGAATCGCTTGAGGCGCTCGGGTACGTCGCCTTCGAGGAGGATAGTAACAGAACGGGGACATGGACATATACGGAGCCACAGGAGGTCTGGCTGAAGATGAATATCTGCAACGATTATACCGAGCGCTGGAGGGTGGTGGCCGTCGTGGAGGATGATCCCGTCTACTCTACTGCTGGACATCGTAGCCCTCGCGAAGCGATTGATGAGGCGTGGGAGGCCGCATACCAGGTCAGCAAGGTGAGAGAATGATGAGGTACGAGGGGAAGGACTCAGGATGACACAGCTAATGATACAGAATTTGGCGGCGGCGGGCATTGTGCTTGTGGCCACAGTCGTTGCTATCTTGGCAGAGGCCAGTAGGCGGGGCCGCTTGTGAATCTCATGAGAACAAGTAGACCGGAGAGGCCAAGCGAGTGGATCATAGAGGAGACGCCACGGACGTTCACAGGCACAATCAATGCGTCCCGAGCCTGGGCGTGCTATGCGGCGCACTTTGAGAGCTGGTCGCTGTATCGAGGGAGTACATCTACATCGGCGAGCCTGCCAAGGCAGTGCCTCACATTGTGGGTGCGACGGAAGGGAAAGCATGAGTGAGAAACCGATTATTATGTCGGCGTGGCTGGAAGCCATCTTTCACGGATATAGGAGAGGACGATGAAGGAGCTACGAGACGCTTACAAGGATGTGGTCTCCCTGGAGTACAGAGTGGAGCAAGAGGAAGAGTCGAGCCTGCGTAACGAAAACTGGTACTGCAAGGCGCAGGCGGAGCGGCTAGCCAACCTGCGGCTCGCAGTGGAGCGCCTGGCTTGGGTAGTGCGGCAGGAGGAAGAGCGGTGGATGCGTCGACAGAGCGCAACGAAGTGATGCCTGACACGGGGTGGCAGAAGGGGCCGGGGTTTGTGTTGCAGCCGGAAGGGCAAGAAGGTGAACCGCCAGACGAGGGGCTATATCTGGTGTGTGACGACGGGGTGCGTGCCGTCGCACGATGGTCTGACAATCGCTGGGAGCGGGACGTCTCTGCGCCAAGCCGAACGGGGGTACAAGCCAAGTATGTGCATTGGGCGTCGATCATATGGCCAGAGAGCTTGCGGCACTATGAGGACGGCAACTGGTTACTAGACAGCAAGGACGGGCCCCCTCGCTCCGGGGGTTCGCTCATCACCCGCCTGCTGGAGCTGGCGCAAGAGCAATGCGAATCAGAGGAGCATTCTCATGACCACGAATGGGTATCGGCCGGACTACGCAGTGCCCCCGGGCTACACTCTAGCGGAGACCCTCACGGCACTCAAGATGAGTTATGAAGAGCTGTGTGAGAGGACTGGTCTTTCTCGGCAGTACGTTCGTGGGATTTTGAAAGGGGAGCGAATGCTTACGCCGGGCATAGCGCTCCTGCTGGAGGAAGCCACGACAGTCCCGGTGCGGATGTGGGATGCGTTGGAGGCCAACTATCGTGCTGCGCTGGCAGCAGAAAGGGAGCAGTCTCGATGAGTGAGAAACCGATTATTATGTCGGCGTGGTCGATCAGGCGAATCCTTACGGGCGTGAAGACGCAAACGCGACGGGTCATGCGCGCGGATGTGCCTGCAGATGTGGTGGAATTCTTGGCGGGAGAGTACTGGGTCGGAATGGGCGCAGGGAGCCATCGATTGATGGAGGCGCGGCCTCCATACACGCGAGGCGACCGATTGTGGGTGCGAGAGGCGCTGCGCCGAGCCACTCGCGCGTCTGGCCCCTCTCCCTACGCCATATACACATACGACGGGACTCCGGCACAACCCATGTGGGCATGGGCTCGCCTAGCGTTACCTGCGAGATACATGCCCAAGAGCTGCGCGCGATTGTGGCTGACCTGCACCGATGTCGAGGCAAAGCGGCTTTGGCATATGTCGCCAGATGATGTGGAGGCCGAGGGGGCGGAGAGCGGCGACGAGTTCGTCGCTACCTGGCGCACCCTGCACCCGAAGCGGGGGCAGTGGGGAGACAATCCCTGGGTATGGGTAATCAAGTTCCGGCTAGGCACATTTTATCCTAAGACTACGATGCCGAGAGATGACCAATTGAACCAGTAAGGACTGCTTACTGGTTGGCAGGTAACCACAGGGAATTGGGGCACAGAGACACGAAGGGAGAACAATGACCCAGGGTTGGGAGAGTGGGGAACTGCGACAGGTGCCGGAATGGCAGAAAGGGGACCCTCCGGCGGCCGGGTGGCATCATTGACGTTGTGCTAATCGGTGCGTGTTTTGCAGGCGCGGCCGTGGCTGTGGCTATTGTTGGCCAAGTCATAAAGGAGCATGGGGAGTGGGTTGAACGATGCCTCACTGGCGTTGCACCGCTCAGCAATCTCGAAAACGACACCGGGCCGGAGCGGGATGAGCCGACAGGAGAAGACCAATGAGCAAGAAACCAAAGCTGTCGATGATGGAAGCCTCGAAGCGTATCCTTCTGGGGATGTTAGAGATGCAAGTCCCGTCAGGACGGGGGCGACAAGAAGATCGCGTCAAGGCCAGGGGCGTGATGCGACGGTTCCTTGCCGTGCCGCAAGCGCTGAGCCATTTAGAATGCGAGAGATTGATAGAGGAGTGGGTGCGTGGCACAGCGAAGTAGGAGCAAGTACGGGAATGTGAAGACTGTTGTGGACGGGATCACTTTTGACTCCAAGGCCGAGGCAACCCGATATAGCGAATTGCGGATGCTGGAGAAAGCCGGCAAGATCAGCAAGCTGACGCTTCAGCCGGCCTTTGTCATCATCACGCCCGGACGGGATTGGCTCGGCAAGGAACGTGGTCCCATTCGCTACGTGGCGGACTTTGCCTATTATGAGGACGACGAGCATGTCGTCGAGGAGGTGAAGGGAAGGGCCACGCCGCTCTATAAGTTGAAGGCGCGGCTCTTTCGGGCACAGTATCCGGACAAGGTTTACAAAGTGATTCGGGTGTAGGAGGCATGATGGGTCGGTGGGGGAATCTGGACCCGACGTGGCGTATAATAACACATCTGGTTATATCTATGGTGCTTATGGCAGCCGCGCTCGGCGCCGACGAGCTCTGGATACAACTCCTATTCCTAGCCCTGCTTGCAGGCAATGTCGTAGCGCTTGTTAGGTGGGGGCAAGGTGAGCCGCGCCTGTGGAAGTGAGGGGGCACAATGGCTCAAGGAGAGGAGGGGCGACGTGGGCGATGATAGTTCATTGACGCTTGTTGTAACCACGGACGTGTTTGGAGACCCTGTCGTAGCGGACGATCAGGGTGGCGTCTCCAGGTCTTGGGCCAGTGCCGGGGCCCCGACGCTAGAATTGGCCCTGTACAAGTATACCATGGCACTGAGGGAAGCATATGCCCAAGCCTTCCGTAGCCCTCATAAGGAGGACCGCCGCCGGGCATGGGAGATGGGAGAATGGCTCGGGGACGGTGAGTAGCCGGCGAGGTCGCCGATAGTGTGGTTCGGGGGCAAAGGGAATATGAGAGCGAAGCTGCTTCCTCTTTTCCCGCCTCACCACACCTATGTCGAGCCCTTCGGCGGCGCCGCCTCGATGCTGTTCGGCAAGAAACCGTCGCCGGTCGAGGTCTACAACGATCTGGACTCGGGGCTGGTAGAATTCTTCCGCGCCCTCCGGGATCCCGAACAGGCAAAAGAGCTACAACGGCTCGCCTCACTCACGCCCTATGCACGGGAGGAATATGACTACTGTCGAGCCCACTGGCAGGAGGAGACTGACCCTGTGCGGCGCGCCTGGCAGTGGTTCGTCGTGGCGAGGATGTCATTCGGCGGCCATTTTGGGCACAGTTGGGGCAGCGTCGTCACCCTATCGAGGTCCGGCAAGGCCGCCACGGCGAGTCCATGGCTGTCCGCCATAAAGGGCCTGCCCGAAGCCCACGAACGGCTTATGCGGGTGCAGATAGAGCATCAGGACTGGCAGACCATCCTGGAACGCTATGACACGCCAGAAACGCTGTTCTACTGCGACCCGCCGTATGTGCATAGCACGCGTTCTTCTGGGAAATATGATCACGAAATGACGGATGAAGATCACGAGATGTTCATCGCCAAGTTGTTGGAGACTGAGGGCATGGCGGTCGTGTCCGGGTATGAACATCCGATTTACCGCGCGCTGGACGATGCCGACTGGAAACGCTATGAATGGCAAACTGTCTCTTTTGCAGCAGCCAAAACGCGGGCCACAGGGATCCAGGGCAAGGGGTCTGCGCTGCGCATGCAGCCGCGTACCGAGGTGGCCTGGGTGAAGCCCTGGGCTATCGAGCGATTGCCACTGTTCGCGAATGGGCGATGATAGGCGCGAAAGCCATTGACAACCCGAGCGATATCGGGTATACTACAGTTACGTTAGATGAGCTCTTTTGCAAACGGCGCTGGCAACGCCCATAGATATGTCTGGCAATGGGACCCGCTCTTGAGCGATGTCCTTTTGTCGCCCGGTGCCAGACACGGGATTGCCACTAGGACAAAGGACATCGCTGAGGGGCGGGTTGCTGTTTGTCTGCGACCGCGGCGAGAGAGGAGACGTGGTGGAGGATAATGTTATGATGGAGACAAGGGCTGAAAAGATCATGCGCGACATCCCAGACCCCGCCCCGTGGCCGGATGTGCGCAGGGCAGAGTCCACACAATACGGTGCGTGCTATGCTGACCCCCACTGCTGCAGCATGTCATGGATAGGATCTATCCATGACATGCTTGCCATTTATAACAGCTTCGTGAGTGGCCACGCATACAGGTGGGTCTCGCCACGCGAAGAAGACAGGACTCTGCTTTTGACAGAGAGGAGAATCTGGCGCGTCAAGCATGTCGATGATTCCGCCGTAATAGTACTGCATTTCTACATGAGGGTTGAGTAAGCACAAGAGGGCAATGCAGAGAAGGCGGCCATTCGTATTGGAGAGGGGAGGGATATGAAGGAGGGATCATGGCAGCAGATTGTCTAGACCCGGGCCGGATCTGTATAGACAAGACCGTCATCACCGAGCATGGGCGGGAACTTGGCGGGCTGGGCATAGCGCTCTATTGCGTGCTGGCCATTCATGATGCGGAGGCAGCCGAGAGCCGGTTGGGATGGCATCACTGGGCCGCTAGGGACCGCCCCTCATATGCAGAACTGGGCAGATTGCTGGGGGCCAACAGGCAGACGGTGGCCAAGTATATGGCCCGGCTCAGGAAGGCGGGGATAGTGGCGATGACGCCAGAGGGCGACGTGCTGGAGCCACAGTATGAGGGAAGGCGCGAGCGATGATAGGAGACGAAAGCATGACAGGCACAGCGCGAAGACTCAAGCGCGCCATTATCCGTGAAGAACTAGTCGCGCTGACAGGGGACACTCTGTCAGCGTTGATCTTGAACCAGTTTCTCTACTGGTCCGAGCGGGTCCGCGACTTTGACAAGTTCATCGCAGAGGAGAAGAAACGCGACCCGGGCTTGCAGATGCCGCCGACTCACGGCTGGATCTACAAAACCGCCGCGCAGCTCCGGGAAGAAATCATGTCCACGGCCTCGGAGAGCACCATTAGCAGACGTCTACAGGGCCTTGTACGGGCTGGGATCCTCTGGCGTCGGCGCAACCCCGAATATAAGTGGGACCGAACCTGGCAGTACCGAGTCAACTTGGAATGCCTTCGTGATGGCCTCGCGGGGCTTGGCTATCCGCTAGGGGGGTGGCGTTTTGTAGAGCAGGGAGGGCTCCCAGAGGCTTCCGATAGTCACCTTGCAGCGTCGATAACGCAAGGTGACGAATCGACAGTGCACCCTGCGCGAGCAATACCAGAGATTACTACAGAGATTACAGACATAGTAGCCTCCCTCCCTTCCGGTCGGGAGGGGAAAGACTCCACCGGAGTACCGGTGGAGGACGCGCCGCAAAAACGGCGACGTCGCGCCCCCGATCCCCGATCCGATAGCCCCGCTATTCAGGCGTTCCGCTCCGTGGTGAAAAGATACCCGAAAAAAGCTTTGTACGATGTCATCATAGAGGCGCTGGGAGAAACGCCAGATCTGAAGCGACTGTCCTCATGCTATTGTGAATGGCTTGAGAGAGGATACAATGGGAATAGTTACAAATGGCTAACCGAGTGGTACACAGCAGGCGTGCCAGCGAAGCATAGGGGGGCGCGCGCCTCTCCTGTCGCAGACGGGTCCGAATCGATGTTTGAACGGATGGACCGCATCCTACTGGAGGACCTAGGCAATCATGGCGACAGAGGAAACGCTGACCACAGTGTTCAGGATATTGATGCGGGCGTATCCCGACCACGTGGCGAAATGGCTCCAAAGGGGAACCGATCTAGTAGAGACGAAACGCCTCTACTCCAGATTCCTGGCGGACCTTGATGACACGATGCTGATAGCGGGGACTGAAGCGCACATCGCGCATAGCAAGTGGTGGCCAAAGGTATCCGAGCTGCGCGAGTCATGTGCGGAGCTGTCGGCCAGACGCGACGGGGTCCCTACGGCATTTGAAGCATGGGCAGAGGTGACCAAGCAGGTGCGCCGCTGCCCCGGGCAACGCAACTGGTCGAACGAACTGATTCCGTTGGCCATGGACGGCATTGGTGGGATGCAAGCCTATGGCCTGTCGCCGGTGGACCAGACGAGTGCTTGGCGGGCCCGATTTTACCAGAGTTATGAGAGCCTGATAAAACGAGAGCGCTATCGTATAATGCTCCCCGTCATGACACGGAGTCGTGTAGGCGGGGCGTTGACAGACGGGGGTAGCGAACATGAGGCAGATGCTGATGGACGTGCGCTATTGTCGTATGTGCGGGAGAACGATGGCCAGAGATAGTGGAAGGAGAACACGATGAGGCGTATCGCGGCGCGGCTGCGCTATTGTCGCACCTGTAAGAAGAAGACCGTGCACCTACGCAAGGGCTCGCTGGGCAGTGGTGTGTGGTGGGTGTGCGCGCGTTGCCACAGGGAGACTATGTCTGTGAGGGCGGCGCGTGGCACAGCATGAATCATGGAGGAGTATGATGGTGTGGCCTGTGGCAATCGTGGCTTGGGCGCTGTTAGTCGTGTTGGCGGTGGAGTATTCGCGACGGGGCATGGATGTCTGAGAGATGAAAGCTAGCAGGGCGATTTGTAGACGGAAGCGACGTTACGGATGACATAGGGGGTAGGGTGAGAGAGTTGCTCAGGACGGATTTGGCGGGGAAAGTGGCTTTGCTGGCGACGCAGGGCGAATTCGAGTTGCTCGCCAAGTTGGGGTTACTGAATGAGGAGTTCAACGTAACATGGGTGGAGACGCAGTGTGAGAAGTGGTTGCAGACACGGAGGGAACCGGAAGTTACAGAGGGCGGGTTTGTGGTTTGGCTAAGGCGTCTATTGCTGGGATGGTAGATTGTTGAGGGGCTTATCGGGCGGCTAGGGACCCCGCGTGGCAGTGGTAGCGAGCACAGGGCTGACGGTGACGTCATGAACGATATGGAGGGGAGGGGCGATGGAATGGATTGGGGCGGATCCCCAGGCGCAAAAAGTAGTGTTGGTGGCGAGAGAGGGCGAACTGGAATTGCTTCAGGCGCTGGGCGTGATGGATGACAAGTTCGAGGTAACATGGGTCAATAACCCTTGGGAGAAGTGGGTGAAAAAAGAGAGGAAACTGGAAGTTAGAGAACACAACGCGCGGGCCTTAGCGAAGCTCTATCGGGACCTTGGCTTAGCGTCGTGTGCCGAGTCAGAGGGGAAACGGCAAGACCAGACACGATACCAGAAGCCCCCTGCAGAAGGAGAAGGAGGATGACGCATAGGGCGTGGTTGCAGAGCTGTGGATCATCGCTATATGGAGGAGGCGGCATAGAAGATAAGGGCGCGAGATTGGGGGCGAAGCGACGGCAATCAAAAAAGGGGAGGAACAATGGACCGCTACGATGTGCAACTGACATTCACAAGGGCGCTGCTAGGCGCAGTGCCACTTGATCCTGAGCTCTATCGGAGATGGATTATAGATCATCGGGGGATCGACCCAGAGCAGGCGGCGGACGAACTCGAATCGGCGGCATTGGGATTTGAGGGGATCGATGAGGAGACGACGAAGGGCACGACAGGATTCCACAGGACACCTGTCGGGGAGCCTGCATTGTATGACTACGTGCTGAAAGGGTTTTTCAAGGACGCCTGCGGGATGCTTCGGCGCGATACTAGCTCGGCAAGCGCCAAGGTGCGGGCCTACAAGAAGGTCATCGATGGGATGGTATTTGTAGAGCCACGGCTAATTCCTCTGGGCCTGAAGGGGCAAGACGCCAGTGAGTCGCCCGTATCGACAATGGGGCTCTGGGAATGGGCAGGCGACGAGGGCGTGCTTACGCGGCCATTGCGTGGACAAACGGCACAAGGCGAGCGCGTCGCATTGGCAAGGAGCATCGCCGTCCCGGCAGGCACCACCATGGAATTTCGCGTATTGATTCTCGGGGTGGTGAAGCAAAGCCTGCTAGAGGAATGGTTCACTTACGGCGCGCTGCGTGGTCTCGGGCAGTGGAGAAACGGGGGGTGGGGTTCCTTCGAGTATGAGTTGACAAAGCGATAGCGATGCAATGCAGCGCGTCGCCGCGGCGACGCGCTGCACAGCAAAGGCGTGGCCGGGCGACGCGCTGCAGCGCGGAGCAGCGCGCAGCACAGCAAGGGCGACGCACGGCGATGCGTCGCACAGCAAAGGCGGGGCGGGGCGCTGCAGCGCGCGGCACAGCAAAGGCGGGGCACGGCGCAGCAGCGCGCAGCACAGCAAGGGCGAGGCGCTGCGGGGCGACGCGCAGCCCAGCATAGGCACAGCGATGGCAACGTTGACGAGTGGCGGAAACAGGCCCTAAAATGTGAGAGGAGGCCGACGGAATCCCAGTGGCTAAATCGTGTAGCGTTTGTGAGCATCCGGACCGCGAAGCCATCGACAAGGCATTGCGCGAGGGCGTTACGCCATACAAGTTGGCTCAGCGGTATGGCCTTCCCAAGGAATCCTTGCGGCGCCATAGAACCAATCATGTGGGGATGCCGACTGTCAAAGAAGGCTTGATCTCGTGGGGGCCGAGGCGCACCAGGGCCATCTCTGCTTGGTGGGACGGGCAAGGTGGTAACGTGAAGGGGATGGCGGCGCGGATCCAGAACCTAACCGCTGACGTTGATCCTGTTCAGCGGTTGGCGGGGGCGGTCATTGCCTCCGCCCGTGCAGCGGCGGACCGAGAGTTCTTTGGCCTCGGAGAGGACGCGGAGCTTGCAGCGGATGGCCAGTTCTGGATCGCTCTGGCGGAGCTGGATCCGGAGCGCGTGGCCAGCCTTGTAAAGGGATTGGGGGGGTGATGATGAAAGACGATATATTGCCCATGGCGTTCCCCGCAACAGGAGGTAAAGCGCGATGGAGAGGCACACATCGTTCGATGCGATCGTCCATGGGTTCCGCTTCCCCAACTTTTTCGAGGTCTCGCTGTGCTTCGAGCTGCCCCTGGTCGGACCGATCGACATAGGACGGATCATCTACGGGCTCTGTGGCGGGATGAGCTATGCGGCGCTGGACTATTTTCACGCGGACATCTCAGTTCCCACTGTGGACACCCAGCCCGCCTTTGGCGACCCCCTCTACGCCTACCTGTGGCGTCGGCAACTGGACACCCTCAGATGGCCCGATGTGCCTATGCGCATTTTGGAATGGATGCTTCGAAAGGATGCGGACGTGGCTCGGCGGACCTGCATGCGCGAGTTCCCCAAGGTGCGTCGAAGGATCGACAAGATGGAGCCCGCGGTCTTGCTGTTGATCCGGGGTGCCGGGGTCAGCAGCCCCACGGTAAACCACCAGGTCGTGGCGACCGGGTACGTCCTTGATGAGACGACTCAGGGCCTGCGCATTTCGCTATACGACCCAAACTACCCGGGCGAGACGCCGGAGCTGACGCTGAATCTGTCGCCAGCACACCGAGAGGAGGCACCACAACACAGCAAATCGGGTGCGGGCATACGGGGTTTTTTCGTGCTAAACTATCGCCCGCGCAAGCGCGAACTACCGACGGATTAGGAGGCGGCCGAATGACGGACAGTGGAGGGCGTGATGGCTAGACCGGTCTTTGTGGTCGGCATGCACCGCAGCGGCACCAGCATGGTGGCAGGGATATTGGCGCATCTGGGGATTCCCATGGGGCATAACCTGACAGCGGCAGACTGGTCCAATCCATATGGTCATTATGAGGACAAACAGTTCACGGCCATCAATCGGGACGGCTTGCGGGCAGCCGGTGGAGACTGGCGGCATCCGCCCTTGCCTTGGGCGATTAGCGGCGCGGGCATGGCCTCCCGGGCGCGTGAATATATCGCCCGGCGGGAAGAAGATATAGGAAAGGATGCGTACTGGGGTGCTAAGGACCCACGCATGGCTCTAACGCTGCACGTTTGGTTGCCATTGCTGGGCGGGGCACGATGGATTATTGTTAGGCGTCCTCTAAATGAAATCTGCGCCTCACTCGCGAAGCGGAATCAAATGCCGGAGTCGGAGGCAATAGAGCTTTGGGCGCATTACATCGCAGCGATTAGCCTCGGGCTGATTGATGAATCAGAAGCGGATGTGTGCGTCGCGCATTATAAGGAGATCACTGGGGAGCCACGCCAGGGCGTCGAGAGGCTCGCCGAGTGGCTTGGGGTTCCTTGTACCGAAGAGGCGATTCAGCATGTGAGGAGAAAGCAATGAGCGTTCTGCCAGTCGTAATGGTGACACCGGCCTTGCCAGAATCCGCCATAAGGCGTTGGGGTGACGAGGAGATATTGGAGCAGATCGTAGTCTGGGATACGAAATGTCAGCGCTATACAAGGACAGTGAATCGAGGCATTCGGATAGCATTGCAGCGAGCACGTGCGGATGTTTACGATAAGGAACTGGAATATATCTTATTGGCAAATGATGATTGCCAGCCACAGACGGCCAATTGGATCGCAGAGTTGATCTGGGCTATGGCTCAGAACGAAAGCCTGGGCTATGTCGCACCGGGCCAGCCATGCCGCACCGAAGGGATGATGGAAGCGACAGGGCCAACCGAGACACCCCAAATCAAGGAAATATTCGCTGTCCCCTTCGGATGCGTGCTGATTCGGCGCAGTGTCTTTAGGGACGTCGGCTTATTGGATGAGAGATTCCGGCACTATGCGTCGGATACGGATCATCAATATCGCGCCAGGGCGTTTGGCTGGAAGAGCGCATGGTGCCCACATGTCTGGGTTGATAGGGAGGCACATGCGCCAAAACTAATGGACCTATGGCAAGAGGACCGAAAGTTATTCTATGGGCGGTGGGGCAATGAGTGAGCATCCGATAGTGGTCGTGGCGCCGCTCAACTTGGGCATGATTCGCCCCGAGCTCGCCTATGCTATAGCACACTGGGTGTTGACTGGGGGCGACAGACTTCGAGTGCTCATAGATCCCGATGCCAACAGCAAGCCCACAAGCGACAATCGCAACCGAACCTGTTCGCGGTTTTTGGCGCACCCCGACAAGCCCGAGGTATTGTTCATGATAGACGCGGACATTGCGGCGCCGAGCCCGATACCATATGCGCTCAAGATGTGCGAACAGGATAGGCCCTACGACATCATCGGGATGCTCTGCCCTGCGTGGCAGCCCATAACGTATCCGGATGCGCCGTTGCGGTGGATGGCGTTCGACCTTTCGCCAGAAGGACGACTCGTGCAGGACAAAGCGAAACTGAATGCCCCCGGGCTATTGCGTTGGGACCTGGTTGGCTCGGGGGCGCTTCTGATCCATAGACGCGTGTTAGAGGACCCAAGCATGGCGGCGCCTTTTGCAGACCGTTTCGATGGACGGGGATTCAGAGTGAGCGGCCACGATTTTGAGTTTTGCCGAAGGGCCGGCATGGCCGGATACAAGACCTGGGTGGCAATGGACGCAAGGTGTGGTCATCAGGTGACGGTGGACTTGACGGATGTGGCCCGGGTCTTGGCGCATGCTGAGCAGCACTAATGTCTTGAGAACGCAAGTTTCATTGCCGGTGCTTTGGCAAGATTACTGGTCTGTAGTGTTGACATTGGCAAGATAATATGTTATACTGGGGTTGACAATTGGGAAGCTCCAGTGGCGGTTGGGAGGGCGGGCGGAGCGACAATATTGTGATTGTGGCCAATCTGAGGCAGAAGAATTGGCGCGACCATGTGGCTGGGGGAGGTAAGCCCCTGGTGTTATGGTCGCGTTTTGTTTCTGGGGATGGCGAATGATGCGAGAGAGACGGACGCTGAAAGTGGCGGCGGCCTTACATAAAGTGACTAAGGGCTAATGGGCGAGCGATATACCGCGCGGCAATTTATCGACGTCATCCCCGGCACCGGTGGTATCATCTCGGATATCGCGCGGCGGGTCGGTTGTCAGTGGCACACGGCTAAACGGTACATTGACGTTCACCCCACCGTGCGTCGGGCTTATGAGGCCGAGCGCGAGAATGTCCTTGATCTCGCAGAAACCGAGTTGCACAAAACGATCAAGCAGGGCGAGCCGTGGGCCGTCAAGTTTTATCTGACGACTATTGGCAAGCACCGGGGATACACTGAGCGCCAGGAGCTTACCGGCGCCGAGGGCGCTCCGCTGACGATTGTATTCAAACGCAAGGCGAGTGAGTAAAGGGGGGGGCGCATGGCAGAATCTGAATGCACTGAGGGGTGGCCCAAGCAAATCGGGGCGGATGGCCAAGAGAAGCTCCTGCTTGCGATTCGTAACGGGGTGTCGCCAGCCGTCGCGGCGCGCACAGTGGGCATTCCCGAAGAATCGTTTTGGCAATGGTGCAGAAACGCCGCAGAATGGCCCGCAGAATGGCCCTTGGAGTGCCGCCTGTTCTATGTGGACATAGAGACGGCTATAGCAGAGGCCAAGGCTGATGCAGAAAAACGGGTGTATAAGCTATCCCCTGTTGCATGGCTGCGCTGGGGGCCAGGTCGCGAAACAACGGCCAGGGAGGGATGGGGCGAGTTGTATCAGATCGTGGGCGTCTCTGAATTCCTGAGTATTATTCGGAGGGCCGTGAATAAGTGTCAGTAGCAACGGCTGGGTCATCCGCTGATATAGAGGTATTCGAGAAGCAGGCGGAGTTCCTGGCGGCCCCGGAGCGGTTCACTGGCTTCATCGGTGGGACAGGGTCTGGCAAGACGACCGCCGGATCCTACAAGGCCCTCATACACGCACAGCCAGGCACTCTCGGACTCATCGCGGCGCCGACCTACCGGATGCTCCAGGACGCGACGCTGCGCAAGTTCCAAGAGGCATGCGGGCCGTGGATTGTAGACTATGCGCGTGCGGACATGATTGCTCATATGAGCACGGGCGCAGAGATATTGTTCCGGACAGCGGACAATCCGGATCGCCTACGTGGCGACAATCTCCACTGGGCATGGCTCGACGAGGCTGCGCTTTGTAATGCCCGGGCCTGGGATGTGCTCATTGCCCGGTTACGCGCCGATGGCAAGGCCGGGGATTGTTGGATCACGACGACGCCGAGGGGCCGCAACTGGGTATACGAACGACGGGGCGAAATGCGTACGTGGCGGGTACGTACGCGCGACAATCCCTATCTAAACGAGGAGTTTGTGGGCTCCTTGGAGGCAGCCTACACGGGCCTCTTCGCGCAACAGGAGTTAGAGGGCAAGTTTGTCGCATTCGAGGGGTTAGTGTATGATGAGTTTGATAGAGCCATTCACGTGGTCGAGCAGCACGGTGAAAGCCCCGTGGTACGCTATGTCGCCGGCGTTGACGAGGGATATACCAATCCCGGCGTCGTACTGGTCGGAGCCCTCGACAATGACGGACGGATCCACATCGTCGAAGAATTCTACGAGCGGCGAGTCCTGCAACCACGGTTTGTTGAGGTCTGCGCTGATATTAGCCGGCGCTACAATGCTCCTGAGTTTTTTGTTGATCCGTCAGCAGCGGGATTGATAGCGGCCATGCGGGTGGCGGAGCTGCGCGTGATCCCGGCGGATAACCGGGTGAATGATGGGATCCAAGAAGTCAAGTCGCGGTTGGCAATCGCTGGGGACGGGATGCCGCGACTGACATTCGCCCCCACGTGTGTAAACGGCATATCCGAGATGGAGTCGTATCCCTGGGCGCAAGATCGCCAGGGGCGGGCTCTTGATAGGCCGGTAAAGCAAAATGATCACTTTGCAGACTCGTTACGTTATGTGTGCCTGGGGATCCGTGAGACGCAGGGGTTTGCCTATGCAGCCATATAAGTGCCAGGGAGCCTCGCAGTGACCATCAAGCCGAACCTGTTGGGGCGCGTCTTGCGTTATGCCATTGACGGCGTACGTTATGGGGCCCGAGAGAACGACAAGACGAATACGTCGGCGGCGGGGATGTACGGCCTGCCATTGCAGGCGCATAGCAAGGCGTCGCGTTGGCAATCGGATGCCGTTGACACTGATGCGGCATATCGCAATGCTGTCTGTGCATCCTGGGTCTATGCCGATCTGATGCTCATCTCGCGGCGAATCGCTTCTGCCAAATGGGAGGTGAAGGACCGCCAGGGCGAGGAGCTGATTGATCTGGGGAACCATCCCTTTGAGCGGCTCTGGGCCAGGCCGGGCGGGACATTTACGGGTGGGCTGCTCGCTCAATATCTCACGTGGTGGTACTTGCTTCGCGGGGAGGCCTTCCTATTCGTGAGCTCGGATGCTCCTGGTCGCGGTGAGCCCAGGGAGCTATGGCCCCTGGTCGCTAGTGCCTGCAAGCCCAATGTCGAGACCTTGCGCAAGAGTGCCCTGACGGGCATGCCGATTGTGGACTACGCCTACAATGTGGGCAATGAGTCGTTCCTCCTCCCCGGCGAGAACGTCGTGCATTTTCGCACGCCGAACCCATTCGATTATTGGCGGGGGCTCTCACCCCTGAGCGCGGCAATGGACGGCATCACCCTCGATTTGGGCGCGCGTCGGTGGCAAAGAGACTTTTATCGAAACGATAATGCTATCCCCGCCGCCGTGGTGAGCTTACCGGAAAACATGCTGCCAGTGGACTTTGATCGCATTACGGCGCACATCCAACAAGACATTCAGAATGGCAAACGCCTGTTCTTTACGCGGGCGGGCGGTCTTTCCGTAGATGTGATCCAACAGGCCATGGCGGATATGCAGTTTGTCGAAAGCCGTGCCTTTACCAAGGGAGAAATTGATAAGATATACGGCGTTCCGACCGGCCTCCTGGACGGGGGCAATTCCGGTGATGCCCAGCAGGCCATAGAAATCACTTTCGGGCGTAACACGGTCCAGCCGATGCTCGATTATTTCGCAGATGAGCTGACCGCCAAGGTCGGGCCATTCTACGGCGAGGGGATCGTTATCGCCGCGCCTTCCGTGGTCCCGCAAGACCGGTCACTTGAGATAGCGGAATATCAAGCATACAGCAGGGACCGGACGCTGAACGAGAATCGGGCCGAGCGGAGCCTGGCCCCGATAATGGGGTTCCCAGCCCAGATTGGCGACCTGGACATCACAGATGTCCCCGTCCGGCTTTTGGAACTTTTGCCGCCAGGCTCGCTTGTGTCCACCATGGCAGGGGCAGCAACGCCAGCAGTGACAACGCCACAGGCGAACACCCCGGCCGTCGGAGATGACGTACCTATAGCGAGCTTGCCCCAACTTGAGGCGCCGTCCGCGGTTACCGCCTCTACACTGGCCGAAAAGGCGGCTCAGCTTGGTATAGCGACTGAACTCAAGCGCTGGGAGCATGTGGCGGCTAAGGAGATCAAAGAGGGGCGCGCGCCTGGGGAACGCGCCTTTGAGAGTGATGTGCTCCCGTCGGGCCTGAAGGAAGGGATTATGCAAGCCCTCACTTTGGCGGACACAGAGGCAGATGTGCGCGCGGCTTTCCAGTCGCCCTTTTTTCGCCAAAGCCGTCCGAGAGACGGCGAGCGGGGAAAAAGACCCGAACGCGGACGCGAAGGATCAAGACGAGACGAAACTGGAACGGACTCTGCGGCTGTCGTTGGGCCAACAACTGCGTCGGGTTCTAGCACTCCTGGGATGGCCCCCGGACATAGCGGGGCTCAGTGATGCCATCTTCTGGTCGGCGGAATTGCAAGAGGTCGTGCGGATACTCCGGCCCGAGTTGGAGCGTATGGCCTTGGTAGCGGCGGCGACAACCTATGCAGCCCTGCCCGTGGGCGTGGACTGGGCGCTAGTGGCTCTCGATGCAGCAGAATGGGCGACGACCTATAGCTATGATCTAGTGACGGGCTTGAACGAATATAGTCAGAAGGTTTTGCGCCAGAAGGTGCCACAGTTCATAGACACGCCGGGGCAGACGATTGGCGACCTCCGACGCGAGCTAACGCCGACGTTCGGCCCGCAACGCGCCGAGAGTATCGCGGTGACCGAGGTTACCCGAGCATATGGTGAGGGCGAGCGCATGATGGCAGCGCGGGCCCAGGAGGCGGGATTAGAACTCACGGCCTACTGGCAGACAGTGAAAGACGAAAAGGTGTGTCCTCTCTGTGCCCCCCTGGATGGGCAGCCGCAAAACAGGTGGGCTGAACTCTCGCCAGGCGCGGACTGGGTGCCTCGGCATCCAGGATGCATTCTACCCGGGAATATAGTCATAGTGCCCGGGGGCGCGGAAGCGGCAGTGCAATCGTTCTATGTCGGCGGGGCGGTTGAGATGCGTCTTGAGAACGGGAGCAGGCTCACCGTTACCAAGAATCACCCGATATTGACGGGGCGTGGCTGGGTTGCGGCTGATGTCCTTCGCGAGGGCGATTATATATTCTACGGCGGCAGCGCCCAAGGGATAATGTTTCCCGTCGACCCAAACGACCAAGAGGTGCCAGCCGCTGTTGAGGATATATATCGTACGCTCAAAGAATCGGCTGCGATGGCGACCAAACGCATGCCACTTGCCACCGAAGACCTCCACGGCGAGGGCGCTTGCATCGAGGGCGATGTCAATATTGTATATCCCAAGAGCATATTGTGCGATGGGGATAAGCCCGTGGGCAGCCAGCCCGGTGGCCAGCGTGCGCTCTACAGGGCTAATGGTCAACAGCCGGCTCTGGCGGGTTTGGGCCTGATGGCGCCGTTCCTCCCACGACGGGATGCGCCCGACATTGGCGGCATGGGCGGCTCTAACCTGGGCCTCTCGCTGAAGAGCAGACATCCGGTCCCATTTGAGGTGTCCGGCCAGGCTGCGGCCGCGAGGAGTAATATCCGCCTTCAACAAGCGACGGCGGAAAGTCGAGCGATTGGCCCCGGCCTCATGCGCGAGGGCATTCTCAGACTCTCCGGCCAAATAGCGGGCCAACAACAAGTCGAGCCCAGGAATAGCGATCCGGTCGCGCTGTTGGCCTCCCGTCGGCAGCCGTGGCAATCCCGCGCGACGGAAGCGCCCGAGGATCGTATTGGCATGACAGCCATACTCCAGGGCCAGCTGACTGGCAGTCTCGCCGGCCATATAGCGCCGATGCAAATCGTAGATGTTCGGCATTTCGACTATTCGGGACATGTCTATGACCTCCAAGCTGGTGTGGGAGGGATATACATGGCATCTGGGGTGATTGTCAAAAACTGCAGATGCTTCATTGTCCACAGATGGAAGGCATAGGCTGTGTCTTATCACATTGAGGTAAGGGGTCTTGGGCTCTTAGATCGGGTGCTGGGCGAATTGGCAAGCGCGTCCTTTCTGCGTCCGGCTCTGCTGGCCATAGCGTCCGACCTCAAGGCTCGCGTGGCCCCCTATCCCCCGGCAACAGGGGCGAATCGCGCCAGGGCGTGGCGTTCGGGGGCAAATAATACCTGGTATGAGAGACATTATGGGCCTCGGTGGGCGCGCAAAGACGGGAGCGTCGGCGGGCGACAGACATCCCAAGCGCTCGGCCAGCGATGGACATATCGCGTGGAGCCGCGCAAGGCCATCATTGGCAATAATGCAACGTATGCGCCCTACGTTCAAGACGAAACGAAGCAGGCGGGATTCCACAAGGCCCGCGGTTGGCGTACGGCCCAAGGCGTCATACGCGAAGCGCTCCCGAGCATTCAGGCGGGGCTGGAGAACTATGTGCGGGATATTCTAAGGAGACACGGGGCATGAAACCAGCGGGAAGACCGATCAAGTGTGCTCATTGTGCGCATAGCTGGGCGTATGTTCGCGATGATGCGCTATATGTTTATCAGCGGCACAACGGCGAGACGCACGAAAATCGGATCACTATCCCAGAACTAGAGGCGCTTTTTGTGGAACGATATGTTTGGTATACCATAGGACTGGATATATACCACAACTGTCGGCCGTTTGCCGAGCGCCGCCCGGCCACAAGCATTTCGCGCGGGAAGTGGCAATGCGTCCATTGTGGCGCGATATGGGATGTGTTCCCACAATGAGTCTATATAATGATCTGATGGAGATGCTGGCGAGGGATCGACGGCGGCATAATTGGGAATGGGTAATGCCCCTCACGCAATGGGAACTATTACGGAACGCGCGATTCAGCGACGATGCCCCGGCGCCCTGGACCGGGGCGAAGGTAATTCAACCAAGTGTAACGGCAGCGGCCGGTACCATCTTGGGCCACGCGGTCATCATAGATAATAATGCCGCGTGGCTTGGGTTGGTGTTGAGGCCGGGCTAAAGCATAGGCTGCATCCGCACAATTGAATATCTGAGCGCCTGCGAGCGCCTGCTATAGGAGCGCCTTTGAGCGCCTCTGGTGGGCGCTTTTGTTATGTCGGAGGTGAGCGATGCCATATCAGGCCATCAAAGAGCATGATGAGTTCTGTGTCTACAAAATCGGGCCGGACGGAGAGCCGACAGGCGAGACGCTGGGTTGCCATGATTCACGCGCCGAGGCGGACAAACAGATGGCGGCGCTATATGCGAATGAGCCCGAGGCCGCCCTGGAAACCAAGGCCGCGTGGTCTGTGGCCACAATCAATCAGCTCCCCGATTCGGCCTTCCTCTGGATCGAACCGGGCGGGGAAAAAGATGATGAGGGCAAGACCACGTCGCGGGCATTGCGTCACTTCCCATATCGCAACGAAGCTGGAGATATAGACCTGCCACACTTGCGCAATGCGCTGGGGCGGATCCCTCAGAGCCAGGCCCCGGCAGACGTAAAGGCCCGGGTGACTCGCAAGGCCCAGGCCCTGCTGGAAGAGGCGACACAAAAGAAGGATGCGCCCTCGTGGGACGTGCGTCTCACCGTAAAGGCGCTGGGCGAGCAACGCGTCGGCGGCTATCTCGCTCTTTGGGGAGGCCCCGAGGAGAAGGACCTCACTGGGGAATGGTTCACGCCGCAGACGGCGGGACTGACGCGCATATATGACGCGGTGGGCAAGCTGCCAATGCTGTATGCGCACGGGAAGGACGCTCCGGGGTTTGAGCTGGTTGGGGCCTATGATGTCCTATTGCCAGACGCCACTGGGCTTTGGGCTGAGGGCCAACTCGACAAGGCTAACCGATACTATCAGGCGGTCCAGGACCTCATACGAATAGGCGTGCTAGGCCAATCATCTCAGACGTTGGCGAGCGCCAGGCAGGTGGCGGCCGACGGCGAAATCAAACAGTGGGTGATCGCCGAGGGCAGCCTGACCCCGTCGCCCGCGGACGCGCGAATGATAGACCGGCCTGTTGAGGAGCTGAAAGCAGTTTACAAGGCGCTGAATATCGCGTTCCCAAATGACGAAGGCCCAGAACCAGAAGGCGATGAGGAATCGCGGCGACGGGCATTGGCATTGGAGCGGGAACGCATTGTGTTATTGGATTTATAACCACAGGAGAAAAGACATGGCGACGAGAATAGAACTGTTCAACGTGGCGAAGGCGAAGGCACTTGAGGCCATCGAGAAGGGCGCCCTTGAAGAGGCGCAGGAGCGGCGCAAGGAGGCGGAAAGCCTCAAGGCGCTCATTGAGACCGAGGAGGCCGTCAAGGGGCTGGATATTCCCAAGACGGACCCGATTCGGCCGCCAATGCCGGGCGGGGCCCCAGAGGAGAAGGCGGCGAAGGCGGACGAACCGGAGGTTCCCTATACCGTCAAGGCGTTCTACGAGAAGCGGTTCGGGGAGCGCGATGCCGGTGTGGACCGGATTCTGAAGGATATGCACGGCGGGGACTACATGACCCGCTATTGGAATCAGCGCCAGTCCTTTTTCAAGTACTTGCGTTATGGCTCACCGCGGATGACCGCTGATGACTGGGTGGCTGTGCGTGATCCGGTATGGACGCCCGAGTCCATCGCAAACGCACTACTCAAGGGTTTTGACAGTGTAGCCAACCTCAAGGCAACGATGATCGAATCAGCGGAGGCCCTCGGTGGTGCCTGGGCACCTGTGGACTTTCAGGCCCGGCTCATCGAGCGAGTGGCGGCGGTCGCGCAAGTACGCCAACGCACCACGCCCATCCCAACGTCGCGTGACACTTTGGAGCTGCCGAAATCGACGGGCGGGGGTTCTCAATACGCCAACGCGGTTAGGGTGACTTGGGTTGATGAGCAGCCGAGCAGCACTGCCGCGGCGACGAACCTCAGCACGGGCCTCGAGAAGATCCCGGTACATACCTGCATGGCGACCGTTACTCTTTCCAAGAACATGCTAGAGGACGCGGCATTTCCTATCGAGCCCTATCTGACCAGGGTGTTTGGCGAGGCATTGGCGATCAACGAGGATAATCTATTCCTGACTGGCGATGGCACGAGTGGCCCGCAGGGGATCGTGCCTGACAGCGCCAATGGCCTGAGCCTGAGCTATGGCATAAACCCGAGTTCTACCACCGCTGTGGAATGGGACGGGCTCATCAGTACTATGTTCAAACTGGATCAGCAGTATAGGCAGAACGCGGCCTGGATCATGGAAAAAGCGACTTATGAGGACGTGGCCCAGCTCAAGGACAGTTATGGGCAATATCTCTGGCGCGAACGCTTCGGAGATAATGTCGCGGAGGGCTTCCACCAACGCTTGATGGGCTCGCCTGCACTGGAGCAGGAAGCTATGCCCTCAGTGGAAGCCAGTGCCTTCGTGGCCATTTATGGCGACCTGAGCGGATATACGATTGCTGAGCGCGTGGGTATGAGCGTGCAACGCTATGACGATTCAACCACGGCCAGCCAGAATCAGGTCAAGATCGTCATGCGGCGGCGGCTGGGCGGTAAGGTCACAGAGCCATGGCGCTTTGTCCTCTACAAGGTCGCGACAAGCTAACCAGGAGTATATAACATGAATGTACGAGAATTTGGTCGGGACTATTTTGTAGAGGTTGGAACCACGCTCTGTGAGACCGCCCTGACCGGGGTCTCCGCTATTCCGGCCTCGGGCGGCTATTGGGACGTGTCCATGTGCGACTATGTCCACGTTGTGGGGCACCTGGGCACGATCCACCCTTCGGATTCCCCAACGTTTGAGTTGCAATGCGCAGAGGCAGCGGACGGCACGCTAGACGCTATCTCGGCGACGGCGCTCAAGTTCACCCCAGCCGTAACTGATGATGGCCAAATGATTATGTGGGATATCAAGGTAGACACCTTGCCTGCAGATCATCACTATCTTGGCATCGCAGTCGCGGGAACGCTGACGAACGGATCATATGCGGACTTTATGGTCTTCAAGGGTCGGCTGTCAATCCCGGTGAGTCAGAGCGCCACTCAGATCAGTTCCAGTGCCATCATGCGATGGCTGAGCTAAGAAAAAGCCCGGGCGAGGGCGACCTCGCCCGGGACAGGAGTTGAACATGCGAAAACTTTTGATCGCGGGACTGGTCATTGCGGTTCTGGCCGGGTGCTCTTATGCCACTCTGGTCTATACGGAGCAGGGCGGTGCGAAGATGGTGGTCGCTAGCGGTGGTGAGCTAGAGATGCAAAGCGGCGCCACGCTAGATGTTCAATCGGGCGTGACCAGCACCTTCGGCGGGGACGTTACCATCACCGGGGCGAGTACTCAAACGGGCGCGGTGAGCGCCGAGTCCACCATGGGTGTCGATGGGGCGCTTACGGCAGCGGGGATCGTGAGCATTGGAACCTGGCTCCGTATCCCCCCAGAGACAGTTATCACAGTGACGATGGATAGCATCATCACGCCAACTGGCACTTTCCAGCAGTTGGGGGCGGCGGGCGCAGTCAACACGAGCAGCATCGCTGCGGGAACGGCGGGCGACATTCTGGTCCTCATCGGTCCCGCATCGAACAGCGTGACCATCACCGATACGGGCACACTCAAGCTAGGTGGTAGTAGGGCCCTCTCGGCGAATGACACTCTATTGCTCATAGCGGACGGCACGAACTGGAATGAAGTCGCCTTCGTCAATAACTGAGGCCAGAGGCCATAGTAAGGCGGGGCGGGAGACCCAAGCCCGCCCCGCACATAGAGAAGGCCAGTGAACGAATATGCGACGCCATGGCAACTGAAAGACTATCTCGGCCTACGCGACAGCGATAAGGCCGTCGTGGAATCTGTGACTGGAGAGGACGTCTTGCTCCGGCGCTTCTGTGAGAGCGCCAGCCGCAAGATCGATACCTGGACGCGGCGCAAGTTCTATCCGCGCATCGAGACGCGATACTATGATGACGATGAGAGTTGGCGGATATGGCTGGACGATGATCTGCTAGAGATAAACTTGCTGACCACTGGGAATACAGGCACAACGATCACACCGGCGCAATACATCCTGTGGCCCTACGGCGATTATCCCAAGGCCCGAATCGATATAGACGAAAGCACCGGCGTCGCCCTGAGCTTCAGCGGAACGCCGCAACGCGCAAACGCAGTGGCTGGGACTTGGGGATATAACTCAGACTGGGCCAGGGCCTGGGTTGGTTCGGGCGATACCCTCCAGGCGGCGGTGACTGATGCAACGGGGACGACGCTCACAGTGACCAGCGCCGCGGGGGCCAACGTTCAGGGTCTAGCCCCACGGTTCCAGGAATGCCACCTCCTCAAAATCGACGATGAGCTCCTATACGTCTATGCGGTCCCTCTGAATACGAGCCTCTCTGTGCGCCGGGGCGTGAATGGCAGCACCGCAGCCACACACCTGGATGGCGCCGCGATCTATGTTTTCGAGCCGGAACCAGAGATCACGCTTGCCATACAGCGTTGGGGGGCATATCTCTATCGGCAGAAGGACTCGGATACGTTTGAAACGCAAGCCTTCCCCGAGGTGGGGATGGTGACAACGGCCGCTGGGCTGCCAGCGGACATCCGCCAGGTACTGGACGTCTATACGCGGCGAGAGACTATATCATGAGCTTGAGTAGCGTCCTGGCCGCCATGCAGACGATCAATAGTAACGTAACCGGCGTGGCGCAGGCATTCACGCGGCCGCCACAGGTCATAGACACGGCCGACATTCCCTCCCTGATCACCTACTGGCAAAGTTCGGCGATCACCAATCCGAACTATACGCAACGCGAAGTCACCCACACAATCATGATCCGGCTCGTAGGCGAACCGCTGGGCCAGAACATCGATCATGCTGCCCGACAAGAGCGGCTGGAGCCCTTTTTCGAGCGGGTGCTGGACGCATACGATGGCGCCGTGCAACTGGGATCGCTGAGTGGTGTACACCGAAGCGAGATCATCAACGCCGTGGCCAATTGGGCAGGAGAATACGCAACGATAGAGTTCACCTTCCAGATAACAGAAAAGTACAATGTGACGGTGGGGTTATAACATTGTCTGATGACGTGAGCGTTGTGGTGGCAATCCCCTCTGAGCGGATGATGTACGCGGAGGCAGTCCATAGCTTGATGACGATCATCGCGCGAGGCAATTCGTTTATGGGGCATGGGTATGCGCGGACTGACATAACGCGCAACGAAATGGCCGCAACGCTGCTGAGGCAAACATTCACCCACATCCTCATGCTGGACAGCGATCACATACACCCTCCGGACATTGTGGCAAAGTTGGCGCAATGGCCAGCGCGAGACCGAGACAAGTTCATGGTGGTGGGCGGCCTCAACTTCCGCCGGGGGGTTCCCTATGATCCCTGCGCCTACATGTGGAACGATGGAAAGCTAGCGCCAATCCACCGATGGCCAGATGACGCATTGTTGAAAGTTGATGTTCTAGGGTCTGGAAGCATCTTGATAGATCGGCGTGTTTTCGAGCGACTCCCTTACCCCTGGTTCGGCTATGACTATAGCTTGCTGGACGCGCTCGGGTGGCCCGAGTGCGGAGTCGAAGGGCTGAGGGCGGCTACGTGGCCGGGGACAGACGTCTGGTTTTCAAAGCTGTGTAACAAAGCCCATATAGATCAGTGGGTTTATAGTGGGGTGTCCTCCCCACACATAATGCACACCACGATAACCCAGGCAGTCCGCGAGGCCTTTTTGCGCGCGGCGGAAGCACACGGGGAAATAATCACTGTGACAAAACCTACCCGCGCCCATATCCCAGAAAACGGAGGCGACAAATGCCAAAGCGACGACGGCGAGCGGTCGGAGCACGATGGCGCCCGCGTGCCATTGGCAGGAGCGTTACCATTCGCGGAATCCCTGCCAGAGACCTGAGCGCCGAGGAAGTGGAGCGGATAGGCGTTGCGCGCCTCAAAGCGCAGCGCGGTCTATATGAGATTCTATACGAACGTGAATCAGGGCAGGCGGAAGCACCGCCTACCGAACAAGCCATGATGGAGGGATCCGATGGCACAGAAAACGAGTGGAGTGCGACGGTTGCGCAAGATTCAGTTCAGCCCGGAGACGACAGCGGGGACGGCGGTCAGTTGTGATGATATGTGGAGAGGGACTGCGATCCTCACGGATGATCGCACAATAGAAACTCCGGAAGAGGATGACGGATGGATGGCCGGTGGTGACCGGCAGTATACGGCCATGAAACGCGCCTCGTTGAGCTTAGAGGAACGCGATGCCACGTTTGAGGAGCTGCCATGGATCCTTGGCGGCGGAATCAATTGGCAATCAACAGGGGCTGGGGACGGCACAGTCGGGAAATACAGCTACACCTATCCATTCGGCACATCAGGTGTGAAGACCGCCAAAACGTTCAGTTTCGAGGCGGGCGACAATGTATTGGTTGAGACATTCGACTATGGGCTTGTCTCGGAGTTTACGTTGGCAGCCGCGTACGGCGAATCCGTGAGGATGTCCGGGACGGTGATTGGCCGTGAGGTTACATCCGCCGGGGCCTTTTACAGTACGTCCGTGCAAACGCCGACGGTCGAGACAATCTATGCCAACAAGGGTCAGTTCTATATCGATGCTAAGGGCGGGACGGCCGGTACAACCGAAGCGCCTGCGACGCTGCGCGACTGGTCTCTAGCAGTGACGACCGGATTCACGCCCGTCCCGACCCAAGACGGCAACATAGCATGGGCGCATCATAAGCAGGTTGGCTACGAGGCCACGCTGTCCCTGACTATGGAACTCAATGATACGGCGGGGACCGAGAAAATCGCCTGGCGGGACGGTACGCCGCGGATCATACAGATCAAAACGGAGGGCGCCGCTCTCACAAGTGGAGGGACTTCGTACACGAACAAGTCCTTGATTATCAACGCGGTAGGCGTTTACGAGACCTTCGATCCTATGAGTGATGCCGATGGGAACGACACAGTTTCGGCGACATTCCGGTTGCGCCATGACGCAAGCGCGGGTGACTCCGAGATCATCGTGGTGAATAACGAGGCGACCTACAGCTAGGCTCGACACCTAGCAAAAAAGGAGGAATATGGTCGACAGCGTAATAGACACGATCAACATCGACGGCGCGCGCCTAGCAGAGATACTGGGCGATTTGGACGAGATGCCTTACGAATATGTCCTACTTTTCAACGAGCCGGGCAATGAGCACGTGTGGTCGACAATCCTGGATCTGCTCGACGACGTGAGCGATTGGGACAAGACGCGCCTGCGGCGGCTCAAAATGCGAGAGGTCATGGCCCTCTTTGAGCGCGTTGTAGAGTCCGTCGGCAAAAAGGCGGTCACGGACGAGGAAAAAAAAAGCTGAACCAATGGGCAGATAATCGAGGTCGCCAGGTGCCTTGGTGGGTCGGGGTCTTGCGCTGTGCCGAGTCGTGGGGGATGCCCCCCTGGGACGTGATACATGCCCGTGAGTATATCATCTGGGGACGGCGGGAGATGGCCTACCGGGCCGC